TTTGCCCCTAACCCCATGCCAGAGTCCAAAAAATTAAACAGTAGACCTAGAACCGAATCTTTCACCTAAAATAACCTGCAAGCCTAGATTCACACCCAAATTATTCTGACTCAACCAGTAGACCAAATCAAAAGCAGCTTCGCCTCTAATGTCGATACTAGAGCGGAAGCGCCACTTTTTAATGAGCGTGGGGTCGGCGTTTATGAGGTCTACATCATCAAAACTAACGCCTACCTGAGTCGGCTCCCTGCTAGTTAGCGGAAGCGACAGGGCCGGAACGACACGGCTTACTCGGCTGTTGACCACCTACCTATAGTAGCGTACGGTGCCCCTGTAGCCAAGCCTTTCCCGCCCCCTACCCTGATAATCTGAGAGTGACAGTGAGGAAGTAAGAAGTGAGTTACTACCTTAAGGACAGGGGTTATATTAACCCTGTCCAGATCCGCCTTAACGAGTTAAAGTTGTCTCAGACTAAGTGTGCATCGTTAGCAGGCGTTTCTCGTATGGTAGTATTACGTTCTACGCAGGGTATGTACCAAACATTAGCCGCTCGTATGGTGCGCGTTTTAGATATTCCCTATGTAGACCTAAGCGACTCGTACACGGCGTGGCAGGACGATCAGCGGTTGCTACAGGCGGGCTGGGTCGTAGACAGTAAGGTGTTAGACACTCCGTATCACCCCTTCATGGCATGGCGTATGCTGTTCGCGCCTGAAAAGACGCGCATGGGTATTTGCAAGTTACTGTGTTTACACCCTAATACTGTTAAGCTTTATGAGGAATGTACTCAGAAAAGTGTGCCCGATTCCGTGCTCACGGCACTTGACAGGGCAGGGATGAGTCGGGAGAATAGGCAGAGGCTAGTAGACCTCACCGAGACGTATAGGTCTACAGGGGATTAAAATGACACTATCTGCATCAGAGTGGCGCTTGATTACCTTTATCGAGCAGAACTATCTCCTTGGTAGTCTTAAGACTTACGATGAGTGCGCTAACTACCTAGGTCTCTCGGTCCCTGAGGTTACGCGGTTAATCCACAGCGAGAACGTTAAGGCAGCCCTGGCTAAGCGAGGGGTTGCTGAATACGAGAATGCTGAGCAGGGCCTAACAGCCGAGCAACTAGCCTGCGCTAACGTGATGCTAGACTTTAGCGATCGGCGCTCACAGCGGACTAAGTTAGCAGAGTTAAATATCAAGCCAGCCACTTATCAGGGGTGGCTTAAGCAGCCGCACTTCCAGGCCTATCTTCGTGATCGCGCAGAAGCGATGCTCGGGGATAATATGCATGAGGCTCACTCTGCTCTCCTAGGAAATGTTCAGCGCGGCGATCTAGGCTCTATTAAACTCTACTACGAGTTGCAGGGCCGGTGGTCCAGTAAGTCTCTCGGTGACCTTAACGTAGACTATATTCTTACGCGCGTGCTAGAGTCTATTCAGAAGCACGTCAAAGACCCCGAGGCTATTCTAGCCATCGCGGCCGACATTCAGGCTATTACAGCACCTAGTCCAACAGGAGCCCCTGTAGCCGCAATTGAGAATGTTAAGCCGCTAGACTACGACCTTTAAGGCGGTGAATCTTGTCGGACGGCTATGTAGAGCAGACACCTGCTGCTACAGTTAACTTCTTCCACGCTCAGTCTGACGTAGATTCTGCCCCCTTTGCTCAGCATCATAGTCTTGGTCAGAGTGCTAACCAGGCAGCAGCGGGTAACCACACGCACCCTCAGAACTTTTTAGTTGGATCGGGTAATCCGAATACCAACAACGTAGATCCGCTAATTTATAGTATCTACTTTGATTCTTCTGACGGTAATGCTATGTGGTACTCTACGGGTACTTCATGGGTTACGAGTGCTGACTCCGCTACACGGGCAACTGCTGGTGCAGCATTAACCGCAGCCGGTAACGCGCAGACTACCGCTAATGGCAAGAATACGGCATTTTATCAGGGTACTGCGCCTTCTACTTCTGGGCGCATCGACGGTGATTTGTGGTTCGATACGAGCAACAATTACCGTCTTAGTGTGTTCCAGAGTGGTGCTTGGGTAGTCTCACTTCTCGGTAATAACGCCATCGCAACCTCCGGTATTGATGCTGGTAAGATTACAGTTGGCCTGCTTAGTGCTGCTGTTATCGGTGCTCGCACTATTACCGCCGATAAACTTCTTATCGGCGGTACTACTGGTAATATGATGGAAGATAGTGGTTTCGAGGATTCCGCTGCTGTTGGTCGTATACTTACCGGATCAACTAGCGGACCTTATCGAGATACTTCTGCCGGTGCTACTAGGTCTGGAGTTGCTGGCCTTACGGTTCCGATGGCCTCCTTCGCTACCAACGGTATTATTTACTTAGTCTCTAATGGTGTTGGTGCTCTCGGCTCTATTCCGGCTGGAAAAGCATTCGCAGTCGGTACAGGCGAGCAAGTAACTATCGTCGGGTACGCTAAGGCTATCTTTTCCCCCAGCGCCACTATGCGTATTACGGCTATCGGATACGATTCGACCGGGGCTGTAGCAGTAGCAGAAGTCGGCACGGCGGTTGATTTAACTGCGGCTGGGTACGGATCGTACACTAAGTTTACTGCTACGATAACCGTTCCTGCTGGCGTCGTCTATCTTGCACCTATCATCAAGAAGGTTACCGCAGACGGTACCGTTACTTATTGGTGCTTTGATGACATTACGGTAACACGCTCTATTACAGGTAGCCTCATCGTAGACGGCGCTATTGACGGTAAGGTTATTACTGGTCCTACGATTCAGTCCGCAGTCTCGGGATCTAGAATTGTAATTAAAGACTTTGGTGCCAACGACTATATTTATATCTATCCTACAGGTAGCGCCTACGAGAGTCCCGGGCGAATTGCAGGAGGTACGTCCCCTGCTACCGGCGGTGCAGACGTTGTTAGAATTTTATGGTTAGAGTCACCTTATCGCTATAATGGACTTATCCCTATCGATGAGCGATCCGCCAAGTTTGCATTATTATCCGAAAGTGATGGAACAGACAAGTCTACAATCATGCTATATGCTGATAAGATTAAGTGGACTGCTGTTCGTACTGCCAACATTATTGATTTTACGGCTGGTCGGTTAGATATCAAGAATATGACCACCATTGGTAATATTGCCTTAGGTTCTGGTGCCGTTATTACTGGTAATGGTACAGGCGCTAAGGCTACCGCTAATGTAGGCTCTATTACTACTTCAGAGGTTACGCTTGCTACGGTATCCTCTTATGTTGTTAACGATGCCAGCACCAAGATTAAGGTATCCTTTTCTTGGTTCGGATTCGCTAGCACCGTATCAGGTGACGTGTTTGAAATTCGCTTAAAGCGCGGATCAACTATTATTGCTATCTCTCGACTTAGGTTAGGCTCCACTGCCGTCCACGAAGGTAGCAGTGTTTTTACATTTGAAACCCCGGGGTCCGGTACATACACCTACACGGCTGTAGCTATCCGTATTAGCGGTACCGGTACTGGTACACTAAGTGCTGGATCAACTTCTCCTGCTACTTTAACTGTGGAAGGCTTCTGATGGATACACAGGTAGACTATTCAGTCGTACTTAGTAATCTTACGGATACGATTGCTAGAAGCGCCTTAGATGCTGCTGTAGCCAAGGCTGAAAGTGCTGCGCTACGTCAGCAAATCGAGGAGTTAAATGCTCGTATCAAGGAGTTAACTAGCGATGCCTCCGAGCCGAGCGAGTAAGTCTAAGATCGCTACGACTACAGATTTCGTAGCCTCACTTAGCGAGCAACTTAAGCTTACTGCTAGGCGCCCTAATATCTATGGCTACGTTCCACACGCTAAGCAGGAGTTATTCCATGCTGCACCTGCTAGGGGTAAGTTATATATCGGAGGTAACCGAGCAGGAAAGACTGTTGCGGGTATCTGCGAAGATATTTGGTGGCTTACAGGGCGTCATCCATATAGGGTCACGCCACCGCCTCCTGTTCGTGGACGTATCGTAGGCGTTGACTTTTTAAACGGCATTGAGAAGATCCTTAGACCTGAGTTAGCCCGATGGATTCCGTTATCGGACCTTAAGGGCGGTTCCTGGGAAAGTGCGTACTCTAAGGAGTTACGCACACTGACCTTAGAAAACGGCTCATTCGTAGAGTTTATGTCCTACGACCAGGATCTTGATAAGTTCGCTGGTGTGTCTCGTCACTTTACACATTTCGATGAGGAACCTCCGCAGGATATTTTCATTGAGTGTAAGGCTCGTCTTATTGACACCGGCGGTGACTGGTGGATGACTATGACGCCAGTTGAGGGTATGTCGTGGATTTACGACGATATCTACATGCCGGGTAAGAACGACCCTGACTCTGATATTGCTGTTATCGAAGTTGATATGACTGAGAATCCTCACATTAAGCAGGAGGAAATTCAGTCGTTCGTTTCTGGTTTAAGCACCGATGAGCGGGATGCTCGATTACACGGTCAGTTTGTGCAACGTGGTGGTCTTGTTTATAAGGCATTCGATCCTAAGATTCACGTCGTAGATGCGTTTATTCCCCCTATCGATTGGGAGTGGCATCTATCTGTTGACCACGGATACAATAACCCTACGGCTATTCTGTGGCACGCGGTCAGTCCTGACGGAGTAGCAATTACCTTCTCAGAGCACTATATGTCCGAGAAGGTAGTGAGTTACCACGCACAGGTTATCCATCAGCGTAACGCAGGCTTTGGTCGCATTCCAGATAACTTTGTATGTGACCCAGCCTTAGCGCAGCGTCAGGGCGTTACGGGTACGTCTATTCAGCAGGAATATGCTGAGCATGGTGTGTACCTCAATCCCGGTAATAACGACGTTCTTTCCGGTGTTAATAAGATCAACTCGTATCTTCAGTTAAACGCCGAAGGAAAGCCTCGCTGGTATATCACTAGAAACTGTGTGAATCTTATCCATGAGATTCAGCGACTGCGATGGAAAACTTGGGCGACAAAGAAGGGTGAGCGGGATAACAACAAGCATGATTCTATCCATAAAAAGGATGATCACGCTTGCGACTCCGCTCGGTACTTCTTTACGTTAATGCCTGATCTTAAGCCTTTGATGACCGAGGCTGACAAGAAGTTAGCGCGGTCCATCGGGTTCGATGCCGGTAATTCTGCCGTGCTTCCTGTAGCCGGTAGATATGACGAGTTGCTTGCTAAGGCAAATAAGAATAGCCTTAAGCAAGAAGATAACGACCCGTGGGACTACGCCTACGAGCCGCATATTACTTACTAGGAGATACCGTGGACCTTGTTACTTTAGAGGCCCGTGCTGCCGAAGATAGGCGCGCTGAGGCTGAGGGTAGGAAGCCGAATTACAAGAATCTCGATGTGTCTGCTGCTCCGATCGATCAGGTGGAGACGCACTCGTATGAAATTACCTCTCCCGATCCCGTCGATAATTCGAGTGGAAACTTCGACCCCGCCGATGCTTTTGACGCAGTTGCGTTAGAAGAGTATGAGGCTACGAAGGCCGCTGAATTAGAGGCTTCTCAGGGTCCTGAGCCCGAGGACGATGACTCTAAGAATGATGACCCGTTAAAGGACCTGTAAAATGATCGAAATTGACCAGCAAGGCTCTAACAAGGTCAGAATTAGTGACGTCCCTGCTGCGGCTCCTGGCAAGTGTGTAGTCTGCGGATATACCGGAGGCGACCTAGGTGGCACCCGTAAGTTTATCGATGTTGGATTGGACATTGATTTTTACGGTGTAGTCTACTTCTGTACCGATTGTATGGATGCTACCGCCGAAATTCTTGGCTACATCACCCCTGAGAAGGCTGCTGCGCTTAGTGAGGACAATGCTAGGCTGAGCCTCCGTGTTGGCGAATTAGAAGTTATGGAGGCTAAGTTAAATGACATTAGAACTAGCATTTGGCCTGACACTAGGGCTCTGCCTGAGCCTGTTATTATTAGTAATCCTGATCCTGTGGCCCCTGAATCAGATGATGCTGAGGGCGATCCGGGAGAGGGACAAGACGATCGAGAAGCAGAGCCTATTATTACTGTCGAAGGACCCGATGACTCTGGCGCAGTTAAGCGCGATGACGTCCTCGCAGAATTTGGGCTTTAATGAGGTAGAGTACGTCTCTCTCGATGAGATTTCCGAAGCCCGTAGGTGGGCCGAGGCTAATTACCCTGAGTTAGTACCAGAATCTTTCTTAGGGGTAGGACAGTTACTATATGATGGTGGCGGTGATGACTCATGACAATTATGGATTCATCGCCTATTATGGAAACTGCCCCTGTTACTAGCCGGCTTGCCAAGGCTAAGGAGGCAGCCGATAATAAGGCGATTGATTTCGACAATCTTTCGGAAGACGATAAGCAGCGTATTGCTACCTGGGTCAAGGGCGAGTATACTCGTATTAAGAGTGCCCGTCGAAAGATTGAGAATCAATGGTACCTCAATATGTCTTTTTATTATGGTAGGCAGAATGCTGTATTAGCGCAGCAGGAAGGGCTACCGGGGGTTAGGCTTACTGTGCCTAAGGCTCCGTATTGGCGGAGTCGTCCTGTGTTTAATAAGATTAGACCTGCTATTCGTACAGAGTTAGCAAAGCTTACTTCGCAGAAGCCTACTGTGGAAGTTATCCCAGCGTCATCTGATGAGACAGATTTAGCAGGTGCAGAGGCTGCAACTCAGTTGTGGGATGCGATGTACCGGCAGTTAAAGATTCAGAGCACCCTTCGAGAAGCAGCCTGGTGGACTCTAATTACAGGATGCGGGTATGTCAAGACTATTTATGACCCTTCGGCTCCTGATACTCTTGCTGTTGGTGAAGGCATTAAGGGTGCGATTAACGTTATCGCTGAAACTCCGTTTAATGTATTCGTACCCGATTTTCGACAGCAGGATCTGGAGAAGCAGCCTTATCTGATTCACGCTACAGTAAAGTCTGTAGAGTGGGTTAATCAGACGTACAAGGATCGGCTTAATGGCGAGAAGGTTGTCGCTGACGTCAAGGGATCAGACGACATTCTTTCTGCGGCCTTCTTGGATTTAGACTCTGCTGACGATATTCGACGTGATGGCTGTCTTGTTTTTGAGGCGTGGATCAAGCCTGGTAATATCGCCCTGTTCCCTGAGGGTGCCCTTATCACCGTTGTTGGTGGCAAGGTTATCCAGGCTTCTAAGGGCATTCCGTATGAGAATGGCGAGTATCCGTTTGCTAAGATTGACCACATTCCTAAGGGTCAGTTCTATTCGGATTCTACTATTACGGACCTTATTCCAGTTCAGCGTGAGTATAACCGTACCCGTGGGCAGATCATTGAGGCCAAGAACCGAATGGCTAAGCCTCAGTTAATTGCTCCGCTCGGCTCTATCGATCCTAGTAAGATCACTACGGAGCCGGGTCAGGTTATTCTCTACAAGCCTGGATTTGCGCCTCCGCAGCCTCTTCCGCTACAGCCGCTTCCTGCTTATGTCATTCAGGAGATTGAGCGGTTAAACGCTGATTTTGACGATATTTCCGGTCAGCATGAAGTTACTCGTGGGCAGGTCCCTCCTGGCGTTACAGCGGCTACCGCTATTTCGTACTTACAGGAGCAGGACGATACCAAATTATCTCATACTGTAGAGTCCATTGAGCAGGCAGTCGAGAAGGTTGCTCGGCAGATTATTACCCTGGCTGTTCAGTTTTGGGACACCCGGCATATTATCAAGATCGTCGGCGCAGACAATTCCTTTAATACTATCGTTCTTAAGGGCTCTGATCTGCGTAATTCTACTGATATTAGGGTTGAGAGTGGTTCTGCTCTGGCTACTTCTAAGGCAGCCAAGCAGGCGTTCATTATGGACCTCATGAAGATGGGCTTCATCGATCCCAATATCGGTTTGCAACTTCTCGAAATGGGCGGCGTTGCTAGCCTTTACGAGAACATTAAGCTTGATGAGTCTCAGGCGCAGCGTGAGAATATCAAGATGCAGACCCTTAACCCGGAGTTATTCGCGGAGTACCAGGCGATTATGGGTCAACTTGACCAAACGATGGATCAGGACCCTGTTACCGGTCAGTTTATTGATCCTAATACGGGAGAACTTATCTCTAGTCCTGCTCTTCCGATTCCTGTTAACGATTTTGACGATCACGGAAAGCACATCGAGGTACATAATAAGTTCCGTAAGAGTCAGACATACGAGGCGCTTTCTGACGAGACTAAGGCATTATTTGATGCTCACGTCAAGGCGCACGTTGAGGCACTCATTCAGTCGTATATGCCTGGTAATAGCCCTATGGCTGGCATGGGTTCCTCTATCCCTAGCGAAGTTGCTGGGCAGGATAACGGAGGGATGGTCCAGCAGGGCGATCCTAATAACCCACAGGCAGATCCGTCTATGGGAACCCAGGCGCCAGGGGATACTTTAGCAGGTAATCCTGACGCACAAGCCGGTGGACAACTCCCAGGAGGGGGTGTATAATGGCAAACAACTTAGTCGGAAGTCCTGAGATTATCTTTGCAGATAAGCGACGTACTCAGTCTACAGGTAATGGTGCATCTTCGTTAACTACTCCACAGAATTACGATAGTATTACTAATATGCGTACCCGTCTTGCGGCTATCAATGGTGCATATTTTACGGCTGCGATGCTGGACACCATGACTGTTAATGACATGGCGTACGCTATGCGGCTTAACGACGACGCAGCGAGTGTCTAATGTTTAATTACGATAATCCGAACGCCCTTCCTCCGAAGCCTATCAGTGTTAATTCTTATGTGTCGCCTAATCAGCCTCAGGGTCCTTATGGCCCCACGGGTCCGTTTATTCCTGAGACTCCGCAGGCCCCGCCCGTAGACACTGGTGGATTTGATCCTAAGAATCCTGGACCATATGGACCTACTGGTCCGTTTATCCCGGATACTGGTAACGGTGGATTAGGTGACAAGTTTCCTGGTAATACTGGGCCTATGAAGCCTGGTACTCCTGGTGGCCCTCCATTACCCCCAGAGCGTCCTGGTAAGGTTCCTGTTAAGTCTATGTCTCCGCATCAGCGTCACTTGCAGCATGTTGCCCATATGAACACGCTAGCACGGGCGGCTAATCGTCGACGAAATGGTGCGCAGTTTAGGCAACTTCCTGAAAAGCGTGGCTGATGAAGGTTAGTCCAGAAGCTAAGCGACTCGCGGCTGTAGCAAAGAACTCCGACAAGGAAGATGCGGCAGACGCTAAGGATAATAGTCCCGAAGAGAAGGCTGAGAAGCCCAGCGTCCATAAGAATGCAGCGTCGCGTAAGAAGAATAAGTGTCCAGATTGCGGAATGCCTAAGAATTTCTGTAAGTGCTAGTACCATCCATTTAAATTGGGCCAGGACCTGAAAGGAACAGCCCGTATGTCTGAGCCAACTCTTGCCGTCGGTGAAGCCGCCGGAACCGGAGAAATTGATGTAGCAGCGTTCGTTAACGACGCTGCTGCCGCGTATGAAGGTGGTACGGACAATTCCCCGGCTAGCACTACCCCTGCGGATTCGGGTAATCCTGCATGGAAGCCGATTTTAGACGCTCTTCCCGATAGTTTACATGAGACGGTTCGTCCTCAGTTAGAGGCGTGGGACCGCGATGTGCAGACTCGATTTGATACGTTGCGAAGTGAGCAGAATCAGTATACGCCTTGGCGTGAGTTTATTGACAGCGGTGTTGATCCTGACACGGCTACTTACGCCATCCAGTTACTGAATGAGATTGCTACTAATCCTAGGGCTATCTACGATACCCTGGGGCAGCGTTTAGGGCTAACTCCCCAGCAGGTCGAGCAGGCTATTCAGGAGGGCGGCGATCCTTCCGAAGAGGAATACACTGATCCGCGTTTTCAGCAGTTAGAAGAAGGTTTCCGAACCCTCGCCGAATTACAGTTACAGCAGCAGCAGGCGGCTCAGCAGGCGGCGGAAGATCAGGCTTTAGAGGCTGAATTAACCGCAGCGCGTGAGAAGCACGGAGAATTTGACGAGGACTTTGTTCTCGAAAAGCTATCACAGGGCGCCACTATGGATCAGGCATTAGAAGCCTGGCAGACCTTAGTTGAGCGTATCCGTGGTGGTCAAACCCCTTCTGCTCCTGTAGTGTTAGGTGGCGGCGGTGCCGTTCCCGCACCCTCTCAGGACGTAACTCAGTTAACCTCTAAGCAGACTAGAGGATTAGTGGCTGATATCCTGAGGCGTGCTAATCAGTCCTAGCCTAAAGGAATAACAATGCCAGCAACTATGACTACTGTTTCCTCGCTTCTTAAGGAAGTGTATGAGAAGCAGTTACGCGAGCAGTTAAACAACGATGTTGTTACGCTTCGTCGCGTCGAAAAGACTTCGGAGGGCGTTACTTCTGAGGTCGGTGGTCGTTACGTTACGTTCCCGATCCACACCAAGCGCAACGCCGGTATCGGTGCTCGTAATGAGTTAGAGGCCCTGCCTACCGCCGGTCAGCAGGGTTACAACGCGGCTCGTGTCTCTCTTAAGTACCTCTACGGTCTTGTCCGTCTTTCGGGTCAGACCTTCGAGTTAGCAAACGAGAATTTCCAGGCGTTTGCGTCCGCTCTCGATCTTGAGTTATCGGGCCTTAAGAACGACTTAGCCAAGGACCTTAACCGACAGGTTTATGGTGCGGGTACTGGTGTCGTGGCTACGGCTAACGCTTCCGGTACTGGCGCGCTTAACAACAACCCGTTTAACGTGGCCTCGTATTCTGCGGTTAAGTGGGCTCAGTTAGGCATGGTCGTTGACGTTTACGCTTCTGACCTTACTACGCTTAAGGCGTCGGCGCGTACGATTACGGCTATTAACACCACGTCGGGTCAGATTACCTTTGACGG